GGATCTTGTCTCTGCTGTGGCGTTAGTTTCTCCGCCTCGTACCACCGAGCATAGATTCCGAGCCTAGGGATCGGATCGTATGCTGATGGTTTTGTGATTTTTATTGGTTGCATTAGTTTCTCCTTCTTGGTGGTTGTGATTCGGATTGTTCCGAGTCGTGGACTGCCCAGTCTCGCTCTGGGAGCCGGTCTTGAACCGGTCAGTCCTTTGTGGCTATTGAATCAGCAAGCCAGTTCGCCTAGGGCTTCAAAGAGGCGGTGAGCGTCATCACATGTCATCTTCAGATTAGTGACTGAGCCATCTTCCATTTTCATTTCAATTTCTACTGTCTCAGCGAGATCACCGGTTCGGCGAGCGATCACACCGGTCTCTGTTTCTGTTTCTGTTTGCTTTAGAGCATAGAAATAATCTGTGGATTTGTTGGTGACTGTGGCGTGCATGTCGCCTCCATCTTGAACCAACTTTCTTCCATAGTTCATGTGACTTGGATCTTCGTTCTGCCAAGCCAATCTTTTTCGGGCATCTTCAATTCCGCCGACTGTTGCGTATCCGGCTTTGATGTTCTTCCGTCCAACGTTGTTCACGATTGCTGTTCGGTATTTGCCTCGGCTCCAGATCACGACGATATCTCCGACTGAAACTTTGCTGACATCTGATTCTGTGCTGAGGTCAGCGCCAAGCGTTTCAGGATCATCAGACATTTCGTTGATGATGTAGTCCACGTCGCAAGTTTTTTCTCCTCGCACTTTCCATTCCATTGTGTATATTTTTGTTTCCATTTTGATCTCCTTTTGATCTTGGTGGTATTTGTGATTCGGAGATTGTTCTCCGAGTCGTGAGTTGTGAGGTCTCGCTCCTCGTGGCGGTCTCGCTCCGCTCAACCCTGTCGCCTTAGATTTTGAATACAACGTGGAGTTGGAAAGCGATGTCTTGTGCTTTCATATCTGCTTGAGCGAGTTCGCTTCTCGTTCCTTCTGTTTCGTATGCGTTTCGGATTTCTTCCATGTTGTTCTCACGGATTTTGTTGATGGTTGCTTTTCCGATGATTGCTTGTTCTTTGTTGTTTGTGTATTTGAAAGTTTTGATTGCTTCGTTGAGTTGTGCTGTTGTGTTCATTTGGTTGATCTCCTTGGTTGTTTCCATGTACTTAAAGATATACCCTAGTACCTAACTTTGCAACTCATTCAGCGCCAGTTGAGCAAATTTCTTTCTAAAAACGCCAAATAAGCCCTAGAATCCAAGGGTTTTGACCTCAAAGAAATTTCTTAAAAACAGGCAAAAAAGAGCCTCAAAAAAGACAAAACATTGAAAAGTCAGTTTTCAAGGTCCGCCCGAACCTCGGCGATCAAGTCCCTCAAATGGTTGGCGAGGAACGGCTCAGGGTAATGAAGAACCGACTCAACCTCCGTCACGACCTCCGCCAGTTTCTTCTTCCACGAGGTCCGGCGAACGCTCGGCTCCATGGTCTGGCTCGCTGGAATCTCCGACATGAACGCCGTGGAGATGTAAGCGTGACCGCCGTTCCGAATCGTTCGCAACTTGACGACCTTGCCTCTGCTCCTGTCTTTCTCATAGCCGTCCAGTTCCATGTTCCTGATCGCTGAACTGACTGTCTGGTGAGCCAGCCCTGTTCTCTCCTCAACCTCCGCTGAGGTCGCTCCGATCGTTCCTGTGGCGCTGATCGCTGACAGGATTGTGTCTTGGACTTGACCGGCTCGGCGCTTCTCAAACTGAGCGTGACTGATGCTGGTGTCAGAGTCAGAGACGTATCCGGTTGTCTCCTGATATTCAAATGATGGTTGCTGGAATAGATCACTCATGACGATGATGCTCGCTTCTGAGGTTCTCCCACTCGGCTCCACAGTGAGCGCAGACACTGACGTACCCAACGAACGTTTTCACGAATCCGCCTTCCCACTTCTTCGCTTTGATCCAGCGAGTGTCTCCGCACTCACAGAAATCAATCGTGTTGACCGCCAGCCTCTTTCTACTCATTCTCTTTGTCTTTCTCATCAATGTATTCTGTGATGACTTGAAACACTGTCTTTGGCTTTGGTGTTCCGTCTCCGAGTTGCATCGCTCTCGCCAGATGCACAACCGCTCCCAACTCAAAGTCATTCATCTTGCCTTGAGGATCAAACTTCTCGGCGATGTAATGCTCCGCCAGATATCCATTCGTCTGAATGACATAAGTGATCCCTGTCGGATTGTAAGACGGACTCCAGATCGTCAGGATCATATAGTCCTCAACGTTGCCTCCGCCTTCAAATCCCCTGAACGGAATCGGACACGCTGACGCACGATAGACAAAGCCATCGTTCGGCTCGTACTCCATGGAGCGGATCTCGCCCATCGTCGCCGGATTAGTTTTGACGTAGCCTTCTCCGGTCGCCATTTTCCTCAAAGCGTCCTGAAGGTAATCAGGAGCGCCTTCAATTATTTTCTCAATATCTTCTTCCATGGTTCTCCTCGCTTTGTGTTTCTCTGTTTTGAATGTAACTCTCAACGCTGAACTTGTCGTGGCGATCGCCGTACTCTTTGATCGCTGACTCCAACGCCGACTCTGGATCCGCTCCGCTGTCTCGGAATGCTGACCAGTAGCGTTTGACTTCTCGGCGTTCACGCTCTGTCAGTCCTCCGAAGATCCCGAACCGGTCTCCGTGGATCAATGAGTCCAGCAGACAATCAAACACGACTGGGCATTGAGCGCAGATCGCTTTCGCTGGTCCTGATGATTGTCCGGTCTCGGTGAAGAACAATGATGGATCTTCTGTGCGACACGCTGACTTTGATTGCCATTCATACGTTGATGGCTGGATCACTGTTGCTCTCATTCCGTCAATCATTTTGATCTCCTTAGTCCTTCAAGATCTTGTAGAACCATGACCTTGAGAAGGACTGGCATGACTGACTCTGCGAAGGTGCTGGAGTCTGTTCCTCTGGAAGCAATGTGGAGTTCCTGAGCGACAGCGACTTGATCCGCTGTGTAGCCTTTTGGAAATCCCTCCCAATGGCGAGCGCTGTCAATCGCATTCGCTATCTGAGAGAGTTCTTTGTTGCCGGATTGGATTCCAGCGACACGCAACTCGTTTTCAATGTTATGAAGCCGGAGTCTGTCTGAGCGAACAACATTGTTCCGCTCCTCTTGGACTGCTTGTGCTTCTTCCTCAACAGTCCGATATTCAAGGACTCTGCCGTTGATTGAGTACTCTACTTTCCGATTAGTGGTTGATGCTTTCATGTTGACCTCCTGTGGTCTTGGTGGTTGTGATCCGGATTGTCCGGTCGTGGACTGCCGAGTCGTGAACTCGGTGGAGGTCTTACCTCTCAGTCCTTTTGGTTAGAACAGTTCGCCTTTTTCGTGTAGCGCTAGTTTTAGTGAGTGATCGTTGTTCATGCTGTGTGTCCATGCCATAACCCATTTTTTCAACTCGGTGGTTGATACTGGGTTGTCCATTGCGTAGTGGCTTCTTCTTTGGTATTTCCACTTGAGTTCAATGAGCATTTCTTCACGATCTGCTTTGATGATTTCCTTGGCTCGTACTCGTTCGCATGGCTCAAGATCATATGCTCGGATCTTGAGTTCTAGCCTTGCGCCATTGATGAGCCTTCTGCAATGATCCACGCCATCATCGTATTTGTCTCCGGCTGGAACGATGTCAAAGACTACATCTGGGTTGGCTTGGATAAAGTCTGCGAACTTGGTCTTGTCCTCACTCAACCATGAGAGTGAAGTGTGAGCAACCTCAAATGATTCGCCTGTTGCTTTGTTCGTGAACTCAAAGACATGTCTGAAGGCAACTCCTTCACTTGTTGTGCGCTTCGTATCTTCCTTACCTACAAATTTTACTTGGTATTCCATTTTGATCTCCTTTTGATCTTGGTGGTTTTGTTTGCCGGATTGTCCGGTCGTGAGTTGCCGAGTCATGAACTCGGTGGAGGCGTTACCTCTCAACCCTGTCGCTCTAGGCTCGCTCTGCGAGAAGTTCTGCTTGGAGGCTCAAGTCCATTTGACGCTCGCATTCACATTCGTTGCAGAAGTCAGGCTCGTCAGGGAAGTCAAACCAACTTGAGGCTTGGCTTACGTTTCCGCTGTAATGTCCGCATGTTAGTAGAACCTTCACTGTTGTTTCTGTTGTTCCGTTGATTACTTTTGCTTGCATTGTGATCTCCTTGTTGATCGTTGTTTCCATGACTTCCAAGATAGGTCCATATGCCTACATTTGCAACTCATAAAAAAAGAAATCAACAAAACCGCAGGTCAGACCCCATAAATTTCTTTGAAAAGTAGCGCTAAAAAAACACAAAACATTGAAATCGGTGAAATCGCCACAGGAATGTCACAGCCATGTTTTAGTCTGGGAGTCGTGCCAAAGTCTGGCATGAGAAATGAAACAGGAAGGAATCTGATGGAATCAGAAACCAAAGAGATCCAACAAGATGACATCACCATTGACGGTGCAGTCCTCAAAGCGATCCAACAGATTGAAGATGCAACTCGGACACTTGAACTTGAATTTCAAGACGAGCAACTTTCACCAGAGGTGAAGATTGCGATGAGTCATTCTTTGACGAACAGCATGAAGCATCTCCGATACATGAATGGAGTTATCCAGAAATCAGTCGGAGAGAAAATGAAATCTGACGGAAACAAAATGGCGGTCGTGGCATTACCGACCGGCGTTCAAGTCAGCGTTGAGCAAGTGAACAAATCAACTCGCAAAGACGTTGATCGTGAAGCGCTCGTCATGGCAGTCAACAAGATCGCCAACGAGAACAAACACCGAGTCAACACTGACACCGGTGAACTGGTTGACATTCATGAAAGCCGGAACCGGTTGTACAACAAATGCTTCCGAATGGAACCACGATGGACCGAACTGAAAGCAATCGGAATTGACGATGACGAGTTCTGTGTGAAGTCATGGGACACCACGGTCAAGATCACTCAAGGCGGTTCACTATGAGCGAGATCGTGAAACAAGACAGCGCTCCAATGATGAGCGAGCAGGCTCACTTTGAACTGGTCGTGAAGCAGGCGGAAGTTCTTGCAAAGAGTTCCATCGTTCCGAAAGCGTACCGTGGCAAGTCAGCGGACATCATCGCTTCAGGACTCGCTGGACGTGCGTTCAACTGGGACGTGATGACCTCAATGCGGAACTATCACGTCATAGAAGGTTCAGCGTCACTCCGACCGGAAGCAATGCTGGGACTTGTCCGACTCCATGGACATTCCGTTGACTTCCGAGAGGAACCAGATGCGGTCGTTGCCATCGGCAAACGCCACGACACCGGAGACGTGTATGAGTCAAGATTCAGCGTCGCTGATGCTGAGTCAGCAGGACTCGCAGGGAAGCGAAACTGGAAGCAGTATCAGAACGCCATGCTGACATGGAGAGCAGTCAGTAAACTCTGCCGATATCTTTTCAGTGACGTTGTTCTCGGAGCCGGATACGTTCCGGAGGAGATCGGAGCGGACACTGATCCGGAAGGTGAAGTGATTGAGATTGAAGTCTCTGAAGTCAAAGAGATTGATCCGTTCGCTCCAGAGATCATGTGGCACACGTTCGCTGAAGCAAAGACCAAACTTCTGGAAGCATGTGATGGCGACAAAGACCTCGCCGTTGAGATCTGGGGAGATCGCTCCACCGCTGATGACATGCCGAAGGAAGTCACTGATGAGGAACTGCAAGTTCTGATTCGTCAAGCGACAGCGATGGCAGAAATGAAGCAAGACTTCAAAGAACAAACTGACGGCGATGAAGTCGTCCAAGAACAAGAGGAGATGTTCAAATGAAATTAGCAGAAGAAAGAACAGCGCCGTGGTCCACGATCGGGACACGGTTGCCAGAAGGAACAACGATCAATGAAGCCGTGATCGCCAGCGGTCTTGACTACACAGTCGGGATCACTGATGCGATCGTGGATCTTCCAGTCAACCAATATGAAGCAATCTCAGTTCCGTTTCCGAACAAGAGAGTGACATACAGGACAGACACCATGGAGCCTCTCGGTTTCGTTGGTAACAGATACCACGTTCTCCAGCATCGTGACGCAATACCGCTCCTTGAGGCGCTCGTCGGGACCGGTTGGTCTCCGCTCGCTGGAGGAACGATGCGGAAGGGCGCTGTCGGCTGGCTCGTTGGAGCGTTACCATTCAAACCCAAGTCAGGCGAGTTTGAAGCGAACCTAGCGATCATGAACTCGTTTGATATGAGTTCCGGACTCCGGTTCGCAAACACTCCGCTCCGACCGGTTTGCAACAACGCCGTCCAGTTGATGATGAGGGGAGCCAAGTCATCGTTCGTTCTCAAGCACTCCAAACACATGGATCAACGCTTTGAGGAAGCACGAGAGGCTCTGGGAATCGCTGTGGCGTATGCTGAGAAACTTGACGAAGAAATTGAGAGACTTCTGGACATCAAGATCAATCTCAAAGATGCCAAATATCTGGTCAACAAAATCATTCCACTCCATAAAGTCGCCGGACTCAAAGGCAAACGATTCGGCGGTGAGATGAAGAACCCAAGTGGCGAATGGAAAGAGTTGAGCGACAAAGCAATCCGGATCCGTGAAGAACGTCAGGACGATGTGATCCGTCACTGGTTGACTTCGGAAACACTTGATGGAATCCGAGAAACTGGCTGGGGCTGGATCAACGCTCTCAACGAAATGGATCAGTGGACTCCACGACCAAAGACCAGCGAGCGAGGACTGGCGGAGCGCACATTGCTCACACAGTTGAACGCCGTGTCAGGAACGTGGACACAGATCGCTCACAAGAGTCTCCGAGATCAATCGTTCCGTCAAGGTGTGGCGGAATATGATTCGCTGAGATAACCTAAAACCCCCAACCGGTCACTTGACTGAAGCGATCAAGTGACCGGTTAATCAGGGGAAACTTTTTCATGATCTACAAGAGGAGAATCACATGGTCAAGAATAGTCCAACGGTGAGACACTGGGAAGGGCATAAACTAGTTATCGTTCCGACAGCAATGATCGGAGCGACTAACGCTGAAGGCAAAGCACTATCAGGAACGGCGTTGAGGTTGTGGCTGGCGCTGGCATCGTTCGCCAATGCTCAACATGAATGCTTTCCATCTAACCGCCGACTGGAGGAGATGATGCCGGAGGGAACGAGTCGCAGGACTCTCCAGAGAGCGAAGCAGGAACTGATCTCGGCTGGGCTGATAACGGTCACGCCACGGATCACTGACAGCGGTCGGCAGACTTCGGATCTGTATTGTCTCCACGCTCCTGTCTGGGAGGAGGACATTCCTGTCGGGGAGGGCGACAAAACTGTCACCCTAGAGGGCGGTGAGAGTGACACCCACGAGGGCGGTCAAATTGTCACCCTTGAGGGCGGTCAATCTGTCACCCCTTTAACTATTAAAAAGGAACTTAACCAGAAGGAAGTCGTTGATAGAATTTTCTCAACTTGGTGTGAGGTAGCAAAGAAGAATCCGAACAGAACCAAGTTGGACAGCAAACGCAAACGCCTCATTGAGAATGCGTTGAAGGATTACTCGGAGGAAGATGTGTTGATGGCTGTCGTTGGTTGGCGGAACTCTCCATGGCATTCAGGACGCAACGATCAGAACAAGGTCTACAACGATCTCGGTCTGCTTCTGAGAGATGCTTCAAAGATTGAGTACTTCCGAGACATGGCTCAAGAAGGAGCGCCGACCGAATCCGGTCCGTCTTGGGGAGCGATCAACGAAATCCTTCAGGAGCGTCTGTGAGGCTCTACGGCTTGAAAGCGCCACGAGAAGGCTCAGAGGAGACGCTAGAATGGATTCTAAGCCCTCTGAGAGCCGTTTAGAGGCACATTTACCCATGGAAGGAACAGTATGTCATCAGAAGCATCAGCGTCAGCACTAGCGATCCTGACGGCTGGCTTTGGGAAAGAGTTACCGAAGCCAACAATCCGGATCTATCTGAACGCCATGGCTGATTTATCGCCGGAGGTTCTCGCCAGAGCCTGTGATGAAATCATCAAGACATCAAAGTTCTTCCCGACCGTGGCGGAGATCCGTGAGGTCACGATGAGACTTGACGAGAAGATCGCTTTGCCTCAAGCGTGGGACGAAGCATGGGAAGAAGTCATGACCAAGATCCAGAGAGAAGGACGCAGGCGAGAAACAGAATGGTCCAATGAAGCGATCCCTGAAGCATTGAAAGCGCTCGGCGGATATCAACGTGTCTGCGATGCGACTTCCATCGGAGCGGTGGAAGCAAGATTCAAGAACGCATACCAAAGAACAGCGACCGGTGAACGCCGGAGAATCCTGTTGGGAGGAAACAATGAAGAAAGCAATAGCGACATTCATATCAGCGATCATTCTGCTGATGTCCGTGAACTCGGCGCAGGCTGAAGTCTTTTCTGGACACGTCTGGGACCAGATCACCAGATACGCAATCCAAGACGACTACCAGTTCGGCGAACAATCAGATTCTGTTCGGTGGCTCCAGTACATAATCGGAGCGAAACCCGATGGCGTGTACGGTCCGGAAACTTTCAACCGGCACAGTTCAACGCTGATGAAATATAAAGACATCGTTGCGTCCGATCATCTCCCTGTCTGGCGTTCATCGCCACGCACATTCCGAGACTCTACTGAGTCATGGAGACAGATCTCAACCGAGGCTCTGGCATACTACGACCGACTCCACGAGTTGGATCGCTTCCTTGCTTTGATTGAATGTGAGAGCGGAGGAATTGAGGACGCTGTGAATCCAAGTTCCGGAGCGACTGGACTGCTCCAACATCTTCCGCAGTTCTGGGACGCTCGTGCCAGAGTCGCCGTGGGAGGAAGATTCAGAGGCGAGCCAGCCACGAACGGAGAGGCGAACATTTGGGTGAGTGCTTGGCTCATGTATGAAGCGACCGGCGGAGGTTGGCAACACTGGGACTTCGGTTGTTTGTAAAAAGCAGAAAGCCCCGACCGAAGTCGGGACTCTCGCTGGGGGCTTTGGTGATCTTAGAATTACTTATTTAGGACATCTCCGTCAAGTATGTTCCAAACTCCTACGGTATGACCGTTTACATCTCCAAGTTGCCCATAGACTAGAGTTCCTCGTTCTGTACCAGCCCATATTTGATGAACTTCAGAACCGTAAAGTGCTTTTGCTACAGCGATTACTATGCGGACCGCTTCTTCCTTGGTTTGTGCTTCTACTGTACGAAGATCGCCCCACTTGCTTCCTTCTGAGTCATATCCAACTATTTCAAATTTCATTTCCATTTTGATCTCCTTTTGATCTTGGTGGTTGTGATCCAGATTGTTCTGGTCGTGAACTGCCG